CTGATCTTCTGGAAAGGAATGGGTACCACATTTTCCGGAGAGCAGATGGTGTCACCGATGTGAAGCTCGCTGATACCAGAGATGGCAACGATGGAACCGATGCCTGCTTCCTTGACTTCTACTTTATTCAGACCGTCGAACTCATACAGCTTGCTGACCTTGGTCTTAATGATCTTGTCGGGGTTGTGGTGGTTACAGATGACCACATCCTGGTTTACACGGATGGTACCGTTGTCTACTTTACCGACACCGATACGTCCTACATATTCATTATAATCAATGGTACTGATCAGTACCTGGGTAGCCGCATCCGGATCTCCTTCGGGAGCGGGGATGTAGTTTAAAATGGTCTCAAACAGAGGTTCCATATCAGTACCCATTTCGTCAGCATCCAGAGAGGCAATACCGGCCTTTGCGGAAGCATATACGAAAGGACAATCCAGCTGAGAATCATCCGCATCCAGCTCTAAGAACAGTTCCAGTACCTCGTCTACGACCTCATCGGGTCTTGCTTCGGGACGGTCGATCTTATTGATACATACGATAACGGGAAGCTTTAATTCCAGTGCTTTACGAAGCACGAATTTGGTCTGGGGCATGGCACCCTCGAAGGCATCCACCACCAGGATAACACCGTTTACCATTTTCAGGACACGCTCTACCTCGCCGCCGAAGTCCGCATGGCCCGGGGTGTCGATGATGTTGATCTTGGTACCCTTATACATAACGGCAGTGTTCTTGGACAGAATGGTGATACCACGCTCACGCTCGATATCGTTGGAGTCCATGACACGCTCAGCAACTTCCTGATTTTCACGGAATACACCGCTTTGTTTTAACAG